CACATCTGGAACTCCAGTAGTTCTAACAAACAGTAGCACTTACTATCAGCAATTCACCGGAAGTACTGCTCAAACGATCACTCTTCCTGTAACTAGCACCCTAGCTCTTGGTTGGACATTCCACATTGTTAACAACAGCACTGCTAACTTAACAGTTAACTCTTCTGGTGGAAACTTAGTATTTACAATTATTCCTGGAACTACTGCAATGGTTACTTGTATTGCAACCGCAGGAACCGGTGCAGCCAACTGGGAAGCTGGTCTTACAGACTTTAGTACTTACACTGGAACTGGAGACGTTGTTCTTGCTACTAGCCCAACTATATCCACAAGTCTCACTCTAAATGCGACTGGCGGATCTACTCCATATTTAAATCTTCCTGGGACTACTACTTTAGGGTATCAAGGCAATAAAGAAATAAATATTAGAAATCTAAATCAACTTAGATTTGAAAGTGGTAATAACTGGAACTACAACTCTTGGGCTGGAATTGGCTTTGATTCCACTACTAGAAATTTATATCTTGGAGGCCCGGCTGGTTCTGCTAGTTATTTTTCTTTCAACAGTGATCCGGAAAGAGTTATTTTTAACTTAGTTGGGTTATCAACCTTCAACTCTGATGCAAAAAATACCGTATTAGAATCTAGAGGAACAAATACAAGACTTATTGTAAAAGCAAAAACTAGAACTGCAACTGTATCGAACGTTTCTGGAAATGGAACTACAGTAACCTACACTACGTCTACGGCTCATTATATGGATGCCGGTGACGTTGTAACAATTACTGGAGTAAACCCGGGAGCATACAACCTAACGTCCGTTACGATCGCTACAGTTCCATCACAAACAACATTTACAGTAACTAATGCTGCTACTGGAGCTTTTGTTTCTGGTGGTACCGCTACGGTAACTCAGGCAAATAATCTCCAAGAATGGCAAAATGCTTCCGGAACTGTTATTGCAAATATCTCTCCTCAGGGGGGAGTAAGAGCTACTGGAACGTTGCAAGGGGCTACTATTTCTGCTGTCAGCGATGGATCAACCGTTGCTACCCTTGCTAGCTTAAAAAATATTCAACTGGGCGGTGGATCTGCCAGCTTAGGTGGTGGATCAGGTGTAATTGGTATTTCTAATGCTACAACCGTACCTGCATCTCTTCCAACTGGTGGAGGTATTCTTTATGTTGATACTGGTGCTCTAAAATATCTTGGAACATCAGGATCAGCACAAAATATAGTTTCAGCTGACGGAACAATAAACTTTACTGGAGATGTCTCTGCTACCGGTGGTTTGTATCCAGGAAAAACAGCTTATGGATTTAGCGTTTCTTCTGGTGCTCCAGCTTCAACAACATACTGGAAAATTGCTACTCTTCCTATATCTACTGCTGGAACATTTGATCACATTATTGTTGACGCTGTGCTTGATGATAACTGGGGTTCTGTTGCTAAAGCAAGAGCAAGAGTACTACTAAGCAATAGAAATGCTTTTACATACCGATACTATTTAGAGGGAACAGTAAGAGTGTCTGCTCGTATTGTGACTTACACCGAAACTAATGGATCGGTGTCGGTGTATTTACAAGCTTCATCAGGGCAGTACACTACATTTTCTTACAATATAACCCACGGTATTGATAGCAGCACGATAATCTATAAAAACCCTGCTTCAACTACTACTGCTCCCACTGGGACTCTATCATTTGATAGCGGAGTCATTGCCACATACGTTCCGGAGATGTACATTCCATACACTGGTCAGCCGATCATTCGTGGACTTGTTAGCAGCACCGGTGTTGTTAGCGGAACTTCTTTTGTAAAATCTGGTGGAACGTCTAGCCAGTTTTTAAAGGCTGATGGATCTAGCGACTCAAACCTTTATTTAGCAACAAATACATCATCAAACCTGTATGGTAGCAGCTACTTTGCTGGACATAATCCAGAAGGTAGATTTATGTATAACGCTTATTTGGCAAATGATATGGCTAATGCCAGGCTTCGTGGATCAACTGTAAGTGCAACACAAAATGGTGTTTCTTACAGTATTTCAAATGCTAACTGGGATGCCATGTTTGATGGCACAGCAAGTTTCTTTAACATCAGCCCAACAAGTGGATTTACATTTCCACTAGTTATTACTGTCCCACTACCTAGAACTTTAACCTATGGAACATGGGTGGGTCTTAGTTTTGGTGGTTCTACTTTTAGAGCTAACAGCGTGACTATTGAAGTCTTTTCTTTAGATAGTAGTTCTTGGGTAACTGTATTTACTACTACAACTAATACAAGTGAAGATATATTTGCTGCTGTTTCTGGTTTAACAAATGGAAACGCTACTGGTATAAATCAGATTCGCTATACGATTTCTAGCCCTAATAGCACTCAACTTAGAATTCAACATTTGTGGGCATATAACTTTAATTCTGATATGTGGTCAACGAGCATGATGCCTAGAGCTGGTGGTTCTTTCTACGGTCCTGTAACTAACACAACCAGTAATTCTGGCCAAACGCCTTTAATTGTAAAAGCTCCCCTAACTCCAACTGTTGACGTATTCCAAATTCAAAATAGCGGTGGGTCTCCACAGGTGAGGGTAGACACCAGTTTCTATGCTTGGAGCGTTGGCTGGGTTCTTAATGGATCTCTTGGCTCATTTGAAGCAGCTTTTGGTGGAGCACTTCTTGCAATGAAGAAAACTACGTCCACAGTAACTAACCCGGCTGCTGATTTTGCTCGATTCTACGTAGAAGACGGGACAACTGCTGGAACTTTGAAACTAGCTGCTAGAACTGGAACAGCTGGTGTAGAAGAAGGTCTTATAGACAATATGTCTAGCACTGGCTCTACTGCAGGTGCTCAGTTTATTGGTGCAGGTGGTGTAAATACCATTGGAAGAATTATTACAAGTACTACGACAAGCGGTTTTGGTGTTTCTAGTACACCTACCGCTTGGGGCGGATTTACCCCAACCGTAGAAATTAGAGGTTCTAGCTCATCTATAGTTGGCATAAACTTCTTTATGAATGGCGGTCCTTTTATTAGGGCATACGATGGTTCTGGAAATGCTAGAGGCGCGTGGGCTGCAGATGGATCTGTAGTAGTTGGCCAAAGTAATACAAAGCTTGGAACATTATCTGTTTATACGGATGCTTCTGGAACAGTTGGATTAGTTGTTCGAGGGGCTACTAGCCAAAGCGCAGATCTTCAAAGATGGCAAAACAATGCGGCAACTCCTGAAACTTTATCTAAGGTTGATTACCTTGGAAGAATGTATATTCCAGGTGGGACAACTATTTATGACCACGCGGTGGAGTCCGCAGGTGCAACTGACACTGCTTGGAAAAAACTAATAGAGGTAACAGCTCCTACTGGATTATACACAGGCGCATCTTATCAAGTTGATGTTGTAGATAACTTTGATAATTATGGAATTGCTGGAAGTTCAAATACCCCTCAGACTTTTAAATTCTATGTAAAAATTACAAGAAGCATGGGTACTCAAGATGACGTACTTGCTGCGGTTGTTTTAGGTCCAAGCGTAAACTACGTTCGTGTTGTAAAAACAAGTTCTTCTTTGTATGAAATTCAAGTACGTCAGCCAGACGTGTATAGAGTAGTTTCATTTAAAGTAAGAAAAATTGTTCAAAATAACACAACTGAAAGCTACACTCCTTCTGGAAAAACTTATCTTGGTTTGGATGCTGGATCTACTACAGGAACTATCTATGTTCCAGTAAATGATTCTGCAACATTTTCTAACTTTGTTGTTGAAAACTTTAGTCAACTTTCTTCTAATAGATTGTTTGTCCAGCCAATAACTGGTTCAACAAATGCTACGGTTCCAGTAACTATTCGTGGTGCTAGTGGACAGACAGGAAACTTGCAAGATTGGCAATCATGGAACGGAAGTACAGCAACTACATTAGCAAGCATTGACTCTTCTGGTCGTTTTAATTCTACAACTGCTGGAAACTTTGGTGGAATATCTGTAGGTTTGGCATTCCTTGGTGTCCAGACTTCTGCTAATACTTGGGGTCTTGCGGTTCGTGGCGGTGCTTTGCAGGTAAACCATCTAAGCGTTTTACTGAACTCTAGCGGAACTACTTTAGGTGGTGTAAACGCTAATGGTCAGTTATTCTCAGGTTCAGCACAACCACTAACCACATCTACTGGCGGTGCAACTACTGCAACCTCTGGTACAGGCTCTGTCGCGACAATTACAACTACATCAAACCACAATTTGGCTTCTGGTGATAGGGTTACCGTTGCAGGTGTAACACCAACAGGATATAACGGAACATATATTGTTACTGGAACTCCTACAACAACAAGTTTTACCTATAACAACGCAACTACTGGTGCTCAAACTGTTGCTGGTACCGTTGCAATTGATGCACAAGCATCTATTGTTGCTAGATCGGCTGCTACCACTCCTTTCATACTTCGAGCAGCTGTTAATCAGGGTGTTAACATGCTTAGAATTGAAGGATCTGGTGGCTCCGCTGTTATAACTATGGATGCTGCTGGAGGAGCTTTCTTTGCAGGAACAATTACTCACAACGGTTTCTACCAAAACTTCAACAACATGTTGACTTCTGGCAATATGACTATTGGTCTTAATTCTTCAGCTTCTGGAGTTCAGTTAGGTGTCTATTCCACATCTACAACAAATGTTGGGGCTATTATTCGTGGTGCTAATGGTCAGACTGCTGACTTACAGCAGTGGCAAACTTGGAATGGTACAACAGCGACTACTGTTGCGTTAGTTACAAGCGCAGGCGCACTAACACTAAAACCAGTAGCAAACGCAGCCAACCAATCAAGGGGCATACTCTTATCAAACACATCTGATCTATGGCAGTCAGGACTGTATCTAAAATCAGATGGAAGCGGTAATCCAAGACTAACTTTACTCGCTCCGACTGGAGCACTGGGTGAAGCAATTAGCATTGACGCTGCAGCTAAGGTTGGTATTGGAAATACTGCTCCTATCGCCCAGTTGGACGTTTATAGTCAATTATCCACTCGTATTGGTGTTGTTATTCGTGGGGCAGCTAGTCAATCAGCTGATTTATTAGTTGGACAAGATAATAGCGGTAACACAACACTTTTTTCTGTTGCGTCATCGGGAGCTTTATTTACTAATTCAACTTTATTTACTACCGCTCAAACATATGTTTATGGTGCAGCTGATTATGGCGCGGCTTTAAACGTTCAAACTAGGGCTACTGGCTCTCAAGGCATAATTGTTCGCGGTAGAAGCGGTCAGACAGTCAATCTCCAAGAGTGGCAGACAAGCGCTCCTAGCACGGTTGCCTCGGTATCTCAGACTGGTAAGGGAACATTTGATGTTCTTAATGCACCTAACGGAGCATTTTTTGGAAATCTCACAGCGCAGCCTGGTAACGGTGCTTATCTTGCTGTTCAAGCTTACTCTTCTGCTCAAAGACCTTTTATGGTGCGTGGATTTGGAGCTATTACAGCAAATCTTGTTGATTATCAGGATGTATCTGCACTTCTGGAGACGGAACTACAGCAACCATAACTACCACAAACAACCACAACTTGGCTGTTGGTGACATTGTAACAGTTGCTGGAATTACTCCAACTGGATATAACGGTACTTTTTCTGTTGCTTCTACCCCAACAACTACAAGCTTTACTTATGCAAACACCACTACTGGATCTCAAACTGTTGCTGGAACAGTTAGAGTTTATGCCCAAGCCTCGTCTGTTTCTCGATCTGCCGCAACGGTAGGCTTAATTGTTCGCGCTGCAGCAAGCCAGGTTACCGATATTCAACAATGGCAAATATCAGATGGTACCGTTAGAGCTTATATAACTGCAGACGGATCTTTCTTAACATCTTCAACTCTAACTACTATGGGAAACCTTAGAGTTGCTGGAACTGCAGGAACCGGTGGAGGATCCGGTGTTATTGGTATAGCTAATGCTGGAACTGTTCCGTCTTCCAACCCTAGCGGTGGCGGTGTTCTATTTGTTGAATCTGGTGCTCTAAAATATCGTGGAACTTCTAGTTCAGCACGAACCATCGTAAATGCGGATGGAACAGACCCAAACCCACTAGATGGTACAACCTCAACCGCCGCAGCTGGTGCAGGTTTTATGGGTCTTCCACAAAATTCAACAACAACTGGCTCTTACACTATTGTAGCCGCAGATGCAGGTAAGCATATTTACGCTTCTGCTACTCGCACAGTGACAATCAACTCAAACACAAACCTTGCACTGCCTATCGGCACAACACTTACGTTTATTGCTGGCTCGGGTGCAACTATGACTATTGCTATTACTTCTGATACCATGTATTTAGCAGGTACTGGAACTACAGGATCTCGTACTCTTGCTCCATTTGGTATGGCTACTGCAGTAAAGATCACATCCACTTCATGGATTATTAGCGGAAACGGATTAACATAATGGCTGGTTGCGTGCAAGGACTTATAGGATCATATAAATCGGCTGGTGCCCCGACTTCCGGTAAATACTGTACAAGTGCTCAAGTGTCTCTTGCTTGTTGCACTTCTACTGGGATCTGCGCAGCTGAAGATTTTGGTTTGGGAGCAACTTGTTCTCCAGTAGACGCCCAAGGCCCGTTTACTTGGACTTACGACTGCTAGGATATAAATATGCTTACAGATGATTCAATTCAATTTACAAGTGCTGGTGGAGTTAGAGGCGTTCCATTAGTTTGGGTAATAGATACTCGATGCTTGTACGACCTACCGCTATCCGTAGAGCACGCTGCTATTTTTACAGGATACGACCAAATAGTTGACATCTCGGAAGACTACCCGGGCCATGATGGAATCACCGTTAAATTTTTAAAAGACGGTGAAGTTTTAGAAGAGTTTCAAACTTCAGAGTATTTTGGAAGTATTCTTCTTAGCGAGCCTCTAGTTTTAAATCTTTTAGAATATCCTTATGGACTATACGTTGTGTCTCCAAATGCTTTATTTGTTAATAACGAGTTTGTAATTATAGATACCGACATGTCTAAATTGGAGCCTTTTCACCGTGAACACTGAGCCTAAAAAGTCCCGATGGGAGCAATACAAAGAAAAAAATGGTGTGACACCGTTAGATCTCTTAAATCCTAAAGCTCGTAAGATTGATGAAAGCCATGCCCAGGGGAGAATGGATATTTGTAAGGCTTGCCCGGAGTTGATACAATTGACTGATCAATGTAAAAAATGTGGTTGCTTTATGCAATTTAAAACTAAGCTTGAGGGTGCTAAATGTCCTCTAGGCAAATGGTAAATCTTAAGGAGAATATTATGCCGTTTAATGTACCAGATGACGTAAAAATTCAGTTACTAACTAATAGAATCGAATCTTTAAATCTAGAAGGTTATCAGCATGAATTAAACAAAAAAACTGCTGAGCTTTCAGGAGATGAAGACGCTGTGACTAGAGCTGACGCAGCAATTACGGTTATTGAAGCTGCTATTGAAGCTGCTCAAAATGAGTTAGACAGCTTAGAAAGTTAATTTTTAGGCTTTTTTGGTCGTGGTTCTTGTCTAGGATCCCGCACAAACACTATTCCTTGGTGTTTTAGTTCACAACACTCGGCTAATTTTCGGACGACAAACACTTGCTTACATACCTTGCATTGGTATGGATCTTCGTATTTGCTATATTCCACGCTGGCCTTACGGTCGTCGATCTTGTGATCTAATTATCTCACTTAGCCAGATTCCCTATGTGGTAAAGTTGTTGTATAAACTTAAAGTTAAGTTTATACGGGAGAAATCGGCAAAAAATGGTGTACAAAACTGATACATTATTATACAAGTGGTTAGGTTAAATAGAGATGATGCCAAAGCAAGTGAAGGTTGGCCTTCACATATTCAAGATCGTTGAAAAACCTTCGTTAGAAGATGGAATGTTGAATGAAGGGAGCTATGGATATACTTTAGAGAATCAAAATCTTATAGTAATTGATAAAAATGCTCCTAAAAGCAAAAAACAGGTTACTTTACTGCATGAGATCCTCCATGCTTGTAGAATGTCGTTGGAGGGGCCAACCAGACCTAAAAAATCTGATGACTATGAGACCTGGGAGCATCATTTTATAGGAATCTATGAAAATGCAATGCTTATGGTCATGAGGGAAAATCCTACGGTTCTAAAATGGCTCTTAGAGACTGGTGAATAGATTTGACAGATCCAGGTAAAGCTCTTTTATACGCCCGTGTATCGACCCAGCTTCAAGTAAATGACGGTGTTTCTCTCGACGTCCAGGAAAGACAGCTTATAAATGCTGCTGAAGTGGCTGGATTTACTGATTATGAGCTAATTCGAGAAGAGGGTCGCTCAGGTAAGTCAATTACGGGCCGTCCGGCTCTTACAGCCGCTTTAAAGCGATTAGACACTGGGGATGCTTCAGCCCTTTTTGTGACGCGTATCGACCGTTTAGCCCGCTCTACGAAGGACTTTTTGAGCATTATAGACAGGGCAAATGCCAACAAATGGCGTCTAGTCATGCTAGATCTAAATCTGGACACAGCTAGCTATCAAGGCCGGTTTGTGGTCACAATTATGTCCGCCCTAGCAGAGATGGAACGTGGAATTATTGCAGAACGTCAAAAGGACGTTCACAAGGATAGACGAGCCCGTGGAATCAAGTGGGGCGTCGATATGGGGCCTAAAAATAAAACTTCAGACGAGATTAAAGATCGAATCAAAGCGGAAAGAAAGCTTGGCAAGTCTTACAGGGAGATAGCTTTAGGTCTCAATAAGGACAATATCCCCACCCAAAATGGTGGGAAGTGGTACGCCACCACGGTCAAAAATATCGTGGATAGATAAAAAGAAGCCGGATCTAAAAGACCCGGCTCTTTTTGTGTCTCTCCCCGAGATCACGTTTTTATTCTAGTATCTAAACTAGAAATTCCTTGCAATGCTGGTCGCTCTACCCCAGTCGACGTCGGTATTTGGAACAGCTCTTGGCGGAATAAACCTACCCTTAATAACTGCTGCTTTTCCTTGCCCGACAATTTCTAGACCACGGTCGTTTAACTTACGAGTAAATCCAATATTGCTAAGTGGACGTTCTCCGCGTTCTTCACTCCACATTCTGTAGACTGCATAAACTCCTGCTAGTTGAGTTTCACGGTCCGCATCTTCAACTGTCTCTTCTTCTAAGAACATGCCAATGCGATCTTCGTTCTTACGATACATCTCAGCGGCTTCTGATACTGCAGCACACCATCCAAGTGGATCACGAGCACTTGAACCAAGATACTTAATTGCTCCTTCGACTGCCCAAGCAAGTACAGCCGGTAGACCGCCTTCTGGATCTTCTAAATAAGCTTTTAGATCTGGGTCTGCCATTTCTGGTTTATGTACCCATGGAATTGGACGTAGACGTCTCCACATAGCATCATCGTTAATGATAGGTCTGTGGTTAGTTGTGATCCACAGCTTACCTTGGGCACGGAATGTAAATGGCTTTTCACCAGGAGAACGTCCTTGGATTGTAGATGACCCAGTCATGCTCTTTACCTGGTTTTCGTTTAGACGTTCTGATTCTGGAAGCTCGTCTACCCAGATCATTCTCTTACCACGGAGTTCGGCTAAATAGTATTGGTTTGAGCTGTTGTTCTGAGAACCATTGCCAATAGCCAGCTGGTCTGATGGTAATGTACCAGCATATTGATCTGTGCCCATGGCTCTTACAATAGTTTCAACAAACGTGTTCTTACCAGAACCGGATGGTCCGTAAACAAGGAATAAAACATCTTGGTTGCTAAGACCGGTAAGAGTATAGCCAACAGCTCGTTGAATCCACTCTTGTAGTTCTTTATCTCCACCCGTGGCGTGATTAATAAATTCTTCCCAACGGACGTTACGCATTCCAGGAGTGTACGCAACAGGTGCTCGTTTTGTAATATGCAGATCTGGCTGTCCTTTAATAAGTTCACCTGTTTTTAGATTAATTACTCCATTAAGAACGCCGAAAAGATGATTGTGGTTATCCCACTCTTCAACTTCATTGACAATACGAGGGTCTGATTTAGCGCTTTCAATTGCTGCACGCATTCTAGAGTTTGCTCTTGCTTGATATGCCCACTTGACTACTTCACGCTTTTTATCATCGTCTGTATATTTAGCGGTCTCAGCTGCAACGATTGTAGGTAAGTGTTTTGCAAGTTCCTGTGTTGCCAAATCTTCAGCATCTGGCTTCCAGTACTGGCCATCCCAGATAAACCATCCAAGACCAGGGGTATAGCGCATTACGTTACCAAAAGAATCCACTAGTCGACGTCCGTTACCGATATCAGATAAAGATCTACGCTCAGGATCTCCACCCTCGTTCTCCGATAAGGCATCAGGGTTGTTTGGTACATCGACGTTGTTTGCACTAAATGCTTGAGATACTGAAACGCCTGAATGAGCAGCTGCAGAAATAGCAGCACCAATACCACTTTGCATTCTTGGGTCTTGTGGTGGAGTTGATGAACTCGGCGTGGAGCTTGTTGATGCTGATCCAGTTCCGTCAACCGGTCTACTTGCCCACTCAGTAAGTCCTGGCCAAATTTTTTCAGTAATTGGATTTTCAGCAACAAAGTCCATTGCTCTACGAACGTGCATAAGCAATCCTCCAGCACCTTCAAGTTCTAGAGGTGGACGTACTTTTTCGTGATTAAACCGCATCATCGTTGTTTCAATCATCAAACGTTTTTCAGGAGTATCTACTCCGTACTTATTTGAAATTGCACAAGTCAATTTATAGATGTCTACAGCACGAGAACCTTCAT